CGAAAAACGCAAAAACGAGTATGTTCCAACTGATGTTCATTGGTCCGAGGTTTCTGGAAGAGATGATGTATGGAAAGAACAGACGATTGCAAACACATCAGAACAGCAATTCAAGGTCGAGTTCGAGTGTGAGTTTCTTGGTTCTGTCAATACCCTTATAAATCCATCTATTCTCAAGAATTTAATTTATGAAGATCCTATTCAAAGGAGTGCTGGTTTAGATGTCTACGAGAAGAAGAAAGAGGAACACAACTACCTTATTACTGTTGATGTTGCTCGTGGGTTGGGCAACGATTATTCTGCATTTATCGTCGTTGATATTACAGAGTTTCCCTATAAGATAGTCGCAAAGTATAGGAACAATGAAATCAAACCGATGTTGTTCCCAAATATTATCCAGCAGACGGCAAAGAATTATAATGATGCTTGGGTATTGGTAGAAGTTAATGATATTGGAGAACAGGTAGCAAATATTCTTCACTACGATTTAGAATATGAAAATATGCTGATGGCGGCAATGAGAGGTCGTGCAGGACAAGTTGTCGGGCATGGTTTTTCTGGTAAGAAATCTCAGATGGGTGTAAGAACAACGGCACAAGTTAAGAAACTTGGTTGCTCTAATCTAAAGACACTTATTGAAGATTTTAAGTTACTTACACTCGACTATGAAATTATTTCTGAGTTGACTACATTTGCTCAGAGACATAATTCGTTTGAAGCAGAAGAAGGTTGTAATGATGACTTGGCAATGTGCCTTGTTATCTTTGCTTGGTTGGTAGCACAAGATTATTTCAAAGAGATGACGGATAATGACATCCGTAAGAGAATTTACGAAGAACAGAAAAATCAGATCGAACAGGATATGGCACCATTCGGATTCCTGGATGATGGTATCGATGATATAACTGGATCATTCACTGATAATAATGGAGATCGTTGGCATACTGATGAGTATGGTGATCGTGCATATATGTGGGAGTATTATTAATGGACTTAGATGACCAGTTACAGTTAGGTCATCTACTTCTCTTTGAGAGAAAGTGTAGAGTATGTGGTATAACTAAGAATTTGGTTGATGGATTTTATAGAACTAGAAAGGATAGAGGACCTGTAGCATCATCATATTCTTACGAGTGCAAAGAGTGTACTAAAAAGCGTGTGAAAAAGACCAGCGATACTTGGGAATATCCTGATTGGTAGATTTCACGTCCTAATTCCCCATTGAAAAGCGACTTTTTAATAAATAATTTCAGATAATTCTGGACCAAGGAGAACAAAAAGATGCCACTGAATTTAGCATCTCCTGGAATTGTAGTAAGAGAAGTTGACTTAACTATTGGAAGAGTCGATCCAGTCTCTGGTTCTATTGGAGCAATCGTTGCTCCTTTTGCCAAGGGACCTGTAGATCTTCCTCAGTTTATTGAAAATGAGGATGATCTCTTAAACACTTTCGGCAGACCATACTCAACTGACAAGCACTACGAGAGCTGGATGGTAGCATCATCCTACCTCGCCTACGGAGGAACTCTTAGAGTTTCTAGAGCAGATGACTTCAATGTCGCAACAGGCGAAGGACTCAAGAACGCTTACGTCGGCACCGCTTCAAGCGTAAGAATTAAGAGCACCGATCATTACGAAGAACTCCAGTACGACGAAAACGCAATTACTGGTGTTACTGTTGCTGCTAAGAACCCAGGTACATGGGCAAATGGCATCAGAGTTGCGATGATTGATGGCAAAGCAGACCAAATCCTTACAGGTTCTGGACTTGGTGCTGGTGTTGCTGTTGGTTATGGTTTCTCCTATGCAGTTCCCGCTAACACCGTTGTTCCAGTTGGAACTGGTGGAACTACAATCCTTGATGGATACTTCCAGGGTGTTATCACCGAAGTTAGTGCAGACTCTCTTGGAGTTAAACTGGTCAAGCACGTTTCTGCAGCAGGAACAGTTACCAACGCCGACTATGAGCAGAATGGTAAGTATGCTCTTGCTAACACTGGTTCAATCGGCATTGCAACAGATGGACAATCTGCTGCGTTTGCAACCAGATCATATACTGGTGAAAGTGACTGGTTTGAAAAGCAAGAAATTGAACTGACATCTACCGATCTCAAAGGAAATCCAGTAAAACTTGAGTGGGATGCTTTGGCAAACCGCCCTGGAACTTCTGAATATGCTGCTGCTAGAAACGGAAGATTCGACGAAGTTCACGTTGTTGTTATTGATGACAAAGGACTGATCACTGGAAATGCAGGTTCTATTCTTGAGAAGCACCTAAATCTTTCCAAAGCAAAAGACGCCGAGTTCTCTGTAGGTTCTCCTTCTTACTGGAGAAAGTATCTCTACACTAACTCACGTTACATCTTTGGTGGTTCTGCACCAGTTGGTATTACCACAATCGCATTCAGCGATAATGGTGTTGCACAAAACGAACTTGATCTCGACAGTGGTTGGGACCAAGATGCAGATAGTGTAAACTTTGCTGGATCTGGTGTTTTCACTGCATCACTTGCAGGTGGTAAAAACTACGGTGGCAAATCAACTCTTACTGAAGCTGGATCACTTTACTCTGGTGCTGATGATATCATCAGTGGACTTGGTAAGTTTGATAACACTGAAGAGTATGAAGTAGACTTCATCCTTATGGGTTCAGGAAACTGGGATAAGGATACTGCACAAGGTATTGCACAGAAAGCAATCGCTGTTGCAGAAGCAAGACAAGATGCTGTTGCATTCATCTCCCCATACAGAGGTGCATTCCTTTCGGATAACTCCGTTGGAACAGTAACAGTTAATGATATTGATACAATCACTACTAACGTGGTTTCATACTATGCTTCACTTTCATCTACAACTTATGGTGTATTTGATAGTGGTTACAAGTATATGTACGACCGCTTCAATGATACTTTCCGTTATGTTCCTCTCAATGGAGATATCGCTGGTACTTGTGCTAGAACAGATCTTCAACAGTTCCCCTGGTTCTCACCTGCTGGAACTTCAAGAGGTTCGATTCTCAATGCTGTAAAACTGGCATATAACCCAGGCAGAAAGCAGAGAGACGTTCTGTACTCAAATAGAGTCAACCCAGTTATCTTCTCCCCTGGAGCAGGAATCATCCTCTTCGGTGATAAGACTGGATTCGGTAAGTCCTCCGCGTTTGATAGAATCAACGTTCGCCGCCTGTTCATCTTCCTTGAAGATGCAATCTCCGCTGCTGCCAAGGACTTCCTCTTCGAGTTCAACGATGAGATCACAAGAACTAACTTCGTGAACATTGTGGAACCATTCCTCCGCGATGTTCAATCCAAGAGAGGTATCTTTGATTATGTTGTTATTTGTGATGAAACAAATAACACTCCTGAAATTATCGATGCCAACGAGTTTGTTGCAGACATCTACATCAAACCCGCAAGATCGATCAACTTCATCGGTCTGACCTTCATCGCCACCAGAACTGGTGTTGCATTTGAAGAAGTAATCGGCTCCGTTTAATTCAATTAGAGGTTAACTCAAATGCCATCTAGACAACAGATTAATCCACCCCCATTAAGGAAGATTACCGACTTCAAGAGTAAGTTAACGGGTGGTGGCGCTCGCGCCAATCTCTTTGAAGTCGTTCTTCAGTTCCCTGATGCAGCAGCACCAGACTCCGTAGTTCTTGAGAAATCAAGATTCTTGGTCAAAGGTGCTAATATGCCTGCATCGAACGTTGCCCCAATCGAAGTTCCCTTCAGGGGCAGGGTTCTGAAAATTGCAGGTGATCGCACCTTCGATTCCTGGACTATCACAGTTATCAACGATACTGACTTTGCTATTCGTTCTGCTTTCGAGCGTTGGATGAATACAATCAACCGCGTATCTGATAACACTGGATTGGTTGATCCAGCAACGTACCAGGCAGACGCATACGTCTATCAGTTAGATCGCGACGGTTCTACTCTGAGATCCTATCGCTTCTATGATGTATTCCCAACCCAGGTTGCACCAATCGAACTCTCTTACGACGCTGGAAATGCGATCCAAGAGTTCACTGTTGAACTTCAAGTTCTCTATTGGGAAGCAACTAAGGGCACTGGCGCTAATGCTGGCGGTGAAGACATCAACTAAATAGAAGAAGGAAATAGACACTTTAACTTATTATGGCCAAACTTTTTGGTTTTAAAATTGACGGCAACCAAAATAAGTCACCTTCGGTTATCTCCCCCGTTCCTGAAACTAATCAGGACGGGGTTGATAATTATGTTTCTAGTGGATTTTATGGGTCGTTTATCGACATCGAAGGTGTTTATAAGTCAGAGCATGATTTAATAAAAAGATATAGAGAAATGTCACTTCATCCTGAAGCGGATGGAGCAATTGAAGACGTTGTAAATGAAGCAATCGTTAGTGATTTGTATGACTCTCCAGTAGAGATTGAGTTATCAAATCTGAACGTAAGCGAACCTCTCAAAATTAGAATTAGAGAGGAATTCAAGTATTTAAAAGAGATCTTAGATTTCGATAGAAAAGCACACGAAATCTTTAGAAATTGGTATATTGATGGAAGAGTATATTACCTGAAAGTCATTGATATGGCAAATCCCCAAGCAGGGATTCAGGAGTTGAGATATATTGATCCTCTCAAGATGAAGTATATTCGTCAAGAGAAGAAGAAGGGCAATAAATATGATATTGGAGCAGTAAGAGTCAATGGTGGTTCAAAAGAACCAATTGATCAATATAAAGGTCCAGAGTTTGAGGAGTATTTTCAATATACCCCATCACCAAACTATCCAACAACGACAATGGGTAGAGGTGCAACAAAGTCAATCAAACTTGCAAAAGATTCTGTAACTTATTGCACTTCTGGTCTGGTAGATAGAAATAAAAACACAGTTCTTTCATATCTCCATAAAGCAATTAAATCACTCAATCAACTTAGGATGATTGAGGATTCTCTGGTCATCTACAGATTATCCAGAGCACCAGAACGTCGTATTTTTTATATTGATGTTGGCAATCTTCCTAAAGTAAAAGCAGAGCAATACCTCAAAGAGGTTATGTCTCGTTATAGGAATAAACTTGCATATAATGCTCAAACTGGAGAAATCCGTGATGATCGCAAGTTTATGTCTATGATGGAAGACTTCTGGTTACCACGTAGAGAAGGTGGTCGTGGAACTGAGATCACTACCCTGCCTGGTGGACAAAATCTGGGAGAGCTCTCAGATATTGAATACTTCCAAAAGAAACTGTATCGTTCTCTTGGAGTTCCCGAGTCTAGAATTGCTGCTGATGGTGGTTTCAATCTTGGTCGTTCTTCTGAGATTCTTCGTGATGAACTGAAGTTTGCTAAGTTTGTTGGTCGTCTGAGAAAGCGTTTCTCTCAGATGTTCAATGATATGCTTAGAACTCAGTTGATTCTGAAGAATGTCATTACTCCAGAAGATTGGGAGTATATGAGAGATCATATCCAATATGACTTCTTGTATGATAATCAGTTTGCAGAACTCAAAGAATCTGAACTGGTCCAGAACCGTCTCGGTCTTTTAGCAACTATCGAACCATATATTGGTAAGTTCTACTCTACAGAGTATGTTCGTAAGAGAATCTTACGTCAAACCGATTCTGAAATCATTGAACTTGATATGCAGATCGAAGATGAAATTATGAAAGGCATCATTCCTGATCCTTCAACCATAGATCCTGTAACTGGACAACCACTTCCACAAGCAATGCCAGGTGAAGGTTCTGGTATGGCAGGAATGGGGGCAGATCCAAATCAAATGGGAGAAATTCCTACTGAACCAACTGCCGAAGAAATGACCGCAGAGATTGATCAGCAGTTCACAAAAGACAGCAAGAAGGCTGAATTATAAATATATTATATTACATATTGATTTTTCATGGAAGATGTTATCGATTTGATCGCTACTGGAGGATCTCAATCCGAAGTTAGCGATAAAATGAAGGAACTGCTGTATGCAAAAGCAGCAGAGCGAGTTGATATTGCAAGACCATATGTTGCTAATGCAATGTTCGGTCAAGAATTTGAATATCCAACTGAGGATGAAACCGAAGTTGCTGATGAACCACAAGATGAAGTAGTCGACGAAGTAGATACTGAATCGGAAGTCGTAACTGAACCAGAAGCAGAAGAGGAGTCTGAGTAATGGCATATGTACGTCATGACGAAAACTGCAATCCTGTAGATCCACAACCAGGAAAAACATCAGTCACCCAATTTGGTGGCAATGAAGGATGGTCAAGTGTAACGTATGAAAACTTCAATGCGGATTACCAAGCCCGCAATGCAGATAATACGTCAAGGACTCCTGGAACATATCAGGCAAGAAATGCCGATAACTCACCCAGGACTCCTGGAACATATCAACGTCATGATGAAAACTGCAATCCAGTAACAGGTTAATAACAATGAAACTCATCACAGAAGAAGTAACAAACGTAAAGATTATCACCGAAGGCACAGGTGCTGGTAAGAAGTTATACATCGAAGGTGTATTTCTTCAGAGTGAAATCAAGAACCGTAATGGAAGAATGTATCCTTACGAGACTCTTAATAACGAAGTGAAGCGTTATTGTGAAGCATTTGTAAATAAGGGTCGTGCTCTTGGCGAACTCGGTCACCCTGAAGGTCCTACTGTTAATCTTGATCGCGTTTCTCATAAGATTACTTCTCTGAAGGCAGAAGGTAATAACTTTATGGGCAAAGCCCAAATCCTCGGAACTCCGATGGGTAAAATTGCATCTTCCCTCCTCGATGAAGGTGTAATGCTTGGCGTTTCTTCTCGTGGTGTTGGATCACTCAAAACCACTAGTGAAGGATGTAAGATTGTTGGTGAAGATTTCCAGTTAGCAACTGCTGCTGATATCGTCGCTGATCCTTCTGCTCCTGATGCATTTGTTAATGGAATTATGGAAGGAAGAGAGTGGGTTTGGGAAGGAGGAATCCTTCGCGAACAACTCGCTGAAACAACCAAGAAGAGAATCAATACTCTTGTTGATCAAAGACAACTTGAAGAGAAGAAGTTAGAACTATTCAATAACTTCTTATCAAATCTTTGAATTATAAATAAATACATGTAATTAATAAATTACACATATCTCAAATGTCCGTTGGTAACAATTTACAAGAAATGGAAAACGTAGTAACCAAAGGAGCTGCTGCCGCTGAACCAATGACTTCTGCTGGTATTCCAGTTGAAGATCTCGGCGGTCCTACTCCCGAAAATTCAAGCCCCTTCGATGGGTCCAATGCACTGGCAACCCCAGGTGCAACTCTTAAGCAGGTCAAAGATGTAGTCAATGCCAAGGCAATGCCTGGTGACGCAGGAACTGCTAAAGAAGAGACCGAGGTCGATGAAACTCAGGAAGTAGTTTCCGAAGAAGAAGCAACCACTG